TGTTAACCCTCACCAATGCGCCCGGATACCCAGGCGCACTAGGTCAGGGTTAAGCAACGTCAATCCCGCACGCCTTGTAGAACGTGTCGAACTTAAAGCGCGGATTGTCTTGCATGAGAACGTGCGCAATAGCTGCGACACAGTGCCGCCATGCGCTATCTGGCGTATTGTTCTCAGGTATTGGGTATGCGCCATTAAGGGCTGCGGCTAAGGCAATGTAGTCTTTGCGTGTCATGGCGTAGCCTCCTGTTCGATTGCCTTTGCAATCTGTAGCGGTCGCAGTCCGCGCCATTCCTTGATTGGCGGCCCGATATCTTCGCCAGCGCCGAATACTTCACGGACCTGACCGCGCAGTGTGCAATGGCTAAAACATCCGGGGCCGTTGCGGTGCCGCACGTTGCGAATGAATAGGCGCGGCCCGACCATAAAAGCGGACCAATTTCCGGGCGTATCGTTAAAAAAGCGGAGTGTTGGTTTGTCGAAAAAGCGACCGCCCGCCGCCTTGTTGTTGGCGACTATTGCGGAGACTGGCTGTTTTACTGGTTTGATTGTCATGGTCTAAACCCCTATCAGTTAGAATCGTGAACTCTGTAAGCACAGAAATCCAGGAACATATAGCGAAAGTCTAGAATCTCGCGGTCGGTTAGCTGGCGAGCTTCCACCGTGTAGTCGGGCTGGAATGTGTCGTCCAGGTCTACAAGCTCGTATGACGGGCCGGAACGGTGTTCGTAGAGTGTCATTTCATTCTCCGGTAGCTTTGCTGATTGCCGCGCGAGCCTGACTGATACAGGCGCGGAATGGCTCGTAATCATCCGGCGCGATGCTGGATGACAGTATATCTGTCACGTATTGCAGCGCGGCCAGCAAGTCAGGCGCGGCGGATATAAGCAAGGAATTCGCAGTGACGTTTCCGCCTTGCACCCTTGCCAGCGTATGTCCGTTCGATTCCGGCCAGATATAGGCAATGTCTCCGCCGGTTGAGCATGAATCGGAAACAATCCCGCGCTTCCACGGTCCCGGTGTATGTTTAAGTGTCATGGTCTATGCTCCTTGTGGATTCCAGAAAGGATACCGAAGCATCCTTTCCGCAATCGTCACTTGCGCCAACCTGCCTCGATAGCGTACGCATCGTCAAATGTCTTGACCGCATCGTTGTAAACCTTACGTGCGGTCAGGAATTCAGCATCGCCGATAGTCATGGCCCTGTAAGCGGCAAGCACGCGCTGATACTCGGACTCAGCCTTGTGCATTGCGGCCAGTGATTCCTGATAGGTCATTGCGGCTCCTGATTGCTTGTCTCTACGGCTCTCACTCTATACCCTTGAACTATGCGAACCATAAGAGCATATACGTATTGTGTTCTAGGGGAATCTGTGATTCGGTTGCGCGAGAATTTAAGCGGCAATGCCGGTATTGTCCAATAGAATCAGGCATTTAGAGCAATCTACCGGCAAATACTGATAACCGGAGAAAAAGCCTTATAAATCAATGCTTAATTCCAAAACGCGCAATCAGGGGATCATACTCCCTTATGAGAGAGCCAGAAACGTGATACGCGTCAGATAGGAACTAGATGGACACCAACAGTAGGCCCGGAATACTTCGATACACACTCACTAGACACTTCCAGGATAACGGTCTAGTCGCTAATTGGTGGTTTGCTGCGATTAACTCTGTTCTAGAGAGAGCAGTAGCAAGAGCAACAGGCAATATTAGATTGCCTAGCCAAGAAAGTAGTATCGAATACCTTGAGAGATACCAAAGAGAGCAAGGTATAAAGGACTTAGATCCTAGTGAGGATCTTAGAAGCCTAGTTGTTCCAGATAGGAAGTATTCGCATCCTGAACTAGACTGGAATCTAGAGAACTACAGGCAAGAGAATCATCCGCTAAAGAGTAAGCGGTGGAATCTATTGAGGCGGGTTATCCTGAAGCGGGATGACTACCAGTGCCTAAAGTGTGGGTCTAAAGAGACACCCTTGCATGTAGACCACATTAAGCCTCGATCACGGTATCCCTTGCTAACCTGGGAACCGGACAACCTACAGACCCTTTGTCGGGCCTGTAATAAAGCCAAGTTCATTGGCGAAACGGATTATAGGAAGCATGGCCGCGCAGCCTAAGACACAGCAACACAAGCAACTAATCACTAAGACTGTTAGTGAAGACCAGTTGCTAGACTGGATCGCTACAGGCTGGAGTCAGCGTAGGATTGCGGATCACGTAAGCCAGCTAGTCGGGCAACCCGTTAGCCAATACTACGTTTGTAAGACCTTACAGTCCTTTGGCGATCGCTACCAGGAAGCAAAGAAAGCACAGGCGGAATACCATGCAGCACGGGTAGCAGACCTAGCTGACAAGGTGGAAGACGGAAAGATAGACAGTTCTAGTGCAAGGGTCGCCAGTGACAATAGGAAGTGGCTGGCAAGCAAGCTAGACCCTTCAACCTACAGTGACAAGGCACAACTAGACATCGCTGTTACGGATGTCACAGCACTGCACTTGGCTGCACTGAGAGACAGACTCAAGACAGTAGGCACGCAAACGTAGCAGATACAGAGTGTCGAGGCCGCGACCGCAGTAATATGCGCGCGCGTATCGAGTGTATAGTATTCACTACACACTTTCCCACTAAATACCCCATTGTCCGACAATCCCTGCCAGGTAAAAGCGTAACCCATTGATTATATGGGCGGTACGCATAATAGCTATTACGTTAAATAGCTAGGGGATTGGTGCTAAGTCATTGAATGGTAAGGTACTGGGGTTACATACAGTTATGTATGGGCGTACAGGGTGGATGGACGTACAGCCCCCCCCTCGAAGGATTCGGGGGTGCGGGTGGAGCGCGAGGCCTATACAGTCCACGTTTCTTTTTTTTGGCAGGGTAGCTCAGTGGTAGAGCAGGCGATCGATAATCGCCCGGTCTAGGTTCGACTCCTGGCCTTGCCACCACAGTCCACGTCCCCCCTCTCTCAATTTTTTTTCTTACAGGGCCAAACTTACCTAGTAAAGTATCTATTTCGACCCATTTAGCGTGTCGAAATACATAGTTTACTAGGTAAGCGCGTATCTTTTAAGAGTCCCGCGTGGTTTTAAAGGATGGCTAGAACTCATCGGGACTCATTAAGAGCCAAGCAAAAGAGGGGTTTAGCCCCTTGGGATTGGAGATGGCTCTCCAGTTGGCCCCAGTGGCACGATGATCTCTACCACACCAAACCCTCCAGACGTGAGGAGACGGTGCTTTTGAAGGGCTTAGAGCGGGGTTTGGAGCCAATTAGGTGGCCGGACCACCGGAAACCACATAGGTATTACTGGTAATGTCCGCCAACCTATTTCCAGCCAAGAAGTTAAGCCCACAGCAGGTAGGATTACTCTCTGCCGCCGTTCCGTCTCCGTTTGGGGACGCTTTGGGCCTTTTAGCGGACGCGGCCGGGTACGTTCAAGATCCGTCTTCGTTGACTCCAGGCAGGGGGTTGCTTAGTCTTGCTGCTCTTGCCCCTGGAATCCCTAACAGGGCGGCCATTATGGCGGATACTGGGAAGCGGTGGTTTAAGGCTAAGGCTCTTGTTGAAGGCGGACAGACCTTCAAGAACCCAGTTCACCTCAAAGACGGGCGCAGGCTGTCTGGGTTTAACGACCCGAACCAGCAGTATTTCTACGGGTACGACAGGAATGGCGCTCCGTTTGCATGGGCGCGAGCCTCTTTATCCCCGGATGACATTGATTGGTCTCGGGACGGGAGCAAAACGGCGGAATTCCTTAAATCGCGCCTGCGCGGCGATTAACAGGCATAGCCATGTACTACTTCCGCCCTCTGTTAGCCATTTTAGTGACCATTCTGGTCCTTTTCGTGATTTATCTGGCGGGAAGCAAGATTTTTGGCTTGGGTTTATACTTAGGGGCGAGTTCGGTTGTCTGCTAAGAACCCATTCGACCAGTTCATAGATAGATACGGCCAAGATCCCGTCAGGTTCGTCAAGGAGATGCTGGGGTTAACCCCCGATCCCTGGCAAGCCGATGTGATGATGGATGTAGCCAAAGGGATCAGAAAAGTATCAATCCGCTCCGGTCACGGTGTTGGTAAATCTGCTGTACTTTCATGGTTAGCGATCTGGTTCCTACTTTGTCGGTACAAGTGCAAGGTCGTCATGACCGCGCCAAGCTCTCCGCAGCTATTCGACGCGCTCTTTGCGGAGACGAGGGCTTGGGTTGGGAATTTACCCGACTTCCTCAAAACACTCTTAGTTGTTACTTCGGACCGTATCGCGCTAAAAGCCTCTCCAGACGAGGTTTTCCTCTCCGCTAGAACCTCTCGGGCGGACACCCCAGAGGCCATGCAGGGTGTCCATAGCGACTTCGTTCTCCTGTTGGCAGACGAAGCCTCGGGTATCCCTGAGGAGGTTTTCAATGCCGCCTCCGGGTCGATGTCAGGACATAACTGCACGACCATCCTGACCGGCAACCCTACCAGAACATCAGGTTTCTTCTTTGAGACTCATAACCGTCTTAAAGACCAGTGGAAAACCTACCATGTCAGTAGTTTTGAATCCCCGAGGGTCTCTAAAGACTTCATTGAGGAAGTCAAGATCAAGTCGGGTGAAGACTCAAACGAGTATCGTATCCGTGTTCTGGGCGATTTCCCGACGACTGACGACAATACGATTATTTCTCGTGAGCTTGCGGAAGCGGCTTCGTATCGGGATGTCTCGGTAAACCCAAATGCCCCTACGGTCTGGGGTCTGGACGTGGCTCGTTTTGGTTCGGACCGATCAGCCTTAACTGTTCGACAGGCGAATGTAGTCTCAGAGATACAGGTCTGGAGAAATCTCGACCTGATGCAACTCTGCGGAGCGGTCGTTGCCCAATACGAAGGGTCGAGTACGAAACCTACGGAAATTCTCGTGGATTCGATTGGCCTTGGCGCGGGCGTGGTTGACCGTCTCCGAGAACTTGGGCTGCCTGTTCTGGGGGTCAACGTATCGGAATCACCCGCAGTTGGGAGCTATCGAAACCTTCGTGCGGAGTTGTGGTATCGGTGCAAGGACTGGCTGGCGAAAAGAGATTGCAAGCTTCCTAAGAACGATGATCTCATCTCCGAACTCTGCTCAGTCCGATACACCTTCAGTTCCAACGGAAAAGCCCAAGTAGAGTCCAAGGACGAGATGCGAAAGAGGGGCTTGAGAAGCCCCGATTTGGCAGACTCCTTGATGCTTACTTTCGCAGCCAACGAAGCCCTGATGATTAACGGGGTTTCCCATAAGTGGAAAGAGCCTCTTAAGAGGGGTCTTAGAGGAATCGTCTAGTGTCCGCCAACCTGTTTCCAGCGAAAAAGATGACGCCGCAGCAGGTTGGGCTGCTTTCTGCTGCCATCCCTAGCCCGTTTGGAGATGCCTTGGGCTTACTGGCGGACACAGCCGGGTACATACAAGACCCCAAGAGCCTGACCCCTGGGCGGGGATTACTGAGTCTTGCGGCGCTTGTCCCTGGGATTCCCTCTGCAAGATCCGGCGTTAGCACTTTCTTGCACGGAAGTCCGTTTAAGTTTTCTGCTCCAGACGTGGCGAAAGCCGGGAGCAACACTGATTTTGGGTATTTAGGGAAGGGGCTGTACGGGACGACGGACGCCGATCATGCGAAATGGTATGCAAACTCACCGTGGAAAATAACAGGTAAAGACGGGAAGTTTGTATACGAATTTGATGTCCCTGCTAACCTTGGGAAGAAATTCTTGTCTGCCGATGAACCGCTCATCAGACAGTCCGAGGAAATCAAGGAAGCACTTCGCGGCGCCGGGATACATGACCCGTATGCGACCGGCGAGCAGATTTACAAGAACCTAAGGGACGGCGCTTACGACGTTCCTGGTATTTCTGGAAGTATGGCAGAGAGAACGGCAGCGGCTACGGAGTTTCTGAGGAAACTCGGAGTGCTTGGGATTTCTGGCCGAAAAGAGACGGTCGTGTATTCGCCTGAAGTGATTAACGGCTTCAGGTTACGCGAATGATTGGCGAGGCCAAAGCAGGCATCCGTGCTTAAAAGAATACAGTCTGTTTACTGGTCTGAGCGCCGGTACTGGGGGAGAATCGAGTCTTTACGCAGGGCTGTAGCGGCTATTTGCTAACCACCCGTATAGCGCGCTCGTATGCTTTTCGCATAAGCGGGGTCCATATATACCCGGCATCCGCGATTGCGGCCCCAAAGTCGTCAATTGCAACTACGGTCGCAGAAATCTTTTGTTTCAGTCCAGCGATTTCGTTATCTGCGTTAGTGAGATGCTTCTGCGCTAGGGCGTCCGCTTCTTCTAACGCCCTCGATTGAGCAGCGATTACGGTCTTTAGCTCGTCAGCCCTGCAATCTCTAGGGTTTGCCCCTCGACAGATTGAATTTTGATTATTCATTAGAGACCCTATCTTGAATTTGCGCTTCTAACTCAAGCAAGTGATTCATTCTTTCGCAATGTTTCTTAGTGTGAAACTCATCCCCGCGCTTGATGGCCGCAATCCAAGATCGTTGATTCTTGCGGATATGGAATCGGACTAGCGGCAGGCACTCTGCAAGCAATTCAACTTCTGTCATGCGTGACATCCCTAAATATTCACACTCAGTATAGTCGCTTGAACCTTCATTGTCAATGACTAAGTTCTACGTCATTACACTGGAAGGGACTCCAGAGCGTACTGCTCATGCTAAAGCCCAATTTGAGCGTGAGAACGTCCCGGTAGAGTGGGTTTACGGGTTCGACGCGAAGGAATTCGCCGTTGGACCGACGCTCTATATGCACAGAAATACCAAGGACAAGTCCGGGTATTTCATCACTCCAGGGATGGCGTGCTTAGTCCTGAGTCATTACATGGCCCTGAGATGGGCTGAGAGGGATGGGGCAGAGGATTTCGTCATCTTTGAAGATGATGTCGTCCTCCCTGAAGACTTCCTGACCAAACTTGAACAGGTCAAGAAGAACTGCCCTCCCGATACGTTAGCGGTGTGGTTGGAGTACTGCTGCTGTCAGGCTAACGGAGCCAAGAAAGCAGGCCACGGGCTTTACTATGGAAACCCTCTGTGTACCGCCGCTGTGTGGTACAGGAAAGAGGCGATTCCGCTTGTCTTAAAGGCAATCCAACCCGCTCACGCCCCTGTAGACATCCTGATTAAGCACCGTGCAAACGGTCTTAAGCAGTGCATTACCGACCCCCAGTTGTGCTTTCAGTTGAAGTACAACGACACCATTGGATCAACTTTGCACCGGGCTATCCCGACAGAGCCGCCATTTGAAATCGCTTGAATTCCCTCTCTGGAAGAACTTCTACAGAGAAAATCCTCTAGAGACCTTTGAGCCTGATTCCGATGATATGCAGGGGTGGACTTCTCACAGCAGATCGTTTGAATTAGCGATCAAGGAAGTCAAGCCTAAGTTCATCATCGAAGTTGGGTCATGGAAGGGCGCTTCAGCGGTCCACATGGCTGGTTTAGCTCCAGAAGCCCACATTCTCTGTATTGACACTTGGTTAGGCTCCCCAGAAATGGTGAGCCTGAACAACAACCTCTACGACCACTTCCGTCGTTTGCACGGCTGGCCGCAGCTTTATTTCACGTTCATCTCCAACGTGATTCGTCATGTCGGTAGAGAGAGGATCTGTCCCCTCCCGATGCCGTCTACGGTAGCCGCGCCGCTTCTGAGGAAGATGGGCGTCCAAGCGGACATGATCTACATTGATGGATCACACGAATATCTGGATGTCGCAAGGGACATTGACGACTACTGGCCCCTTCTGAGGAAGGGCGGAGTCATGCTGCTGGACGACTACGGCTTCCCTGGAGTCAGGAAAGCCATTGATGAGAAACTGAAAGCAACCGAAGTGGGCGAGAAGGCCCTCGTGAGGAAGCCATAGACTGTCTCGCTCATTACGGCGAGGTTGTCAAAGTCCCCCTACAAGGAGGGTTCAACCCGTCCATCTGTGGACAGGACATCCTTGTTAGAACGTCAAATTACGATTTAGACGTTCCACCGCCTCCGGGGTGGGAACCGGAGACCATTAACTTTCTAGGTCGCTTGCGGGGGCGCAAGGTCGAAAACCTCAACCCGCTTGTTGACGGTCATCGTTCCCGGCTCGTGATGAGAAACGGGCTAGAGGACGGCAGACTGATCCGTTGTAACGGACGCCTGTATTCATTGTTCTCAGCCCTGTATCAAGGGGTCGGGGCGATGACTGTCACCAGAAATACGATGTGTCTGATGGATTTGGAAACATCAGAGTTCAAAGTCTATCCCGAAAGGGAGAGACAGAAGAACTGGATGCCGTTCGTCAGGGATGGAGAGATTCTGGCCTTACGGTCAACCTCTCCCTGGAAGATCATTTCTTTGGATTCTGGTGAGACGGTTAAGGAAGGGCCGGGACTCGACACGTTCTGGTCGGGGGGCAGTCAATTTGTCCCGTTCAGGGACGGCTGGCTCGGGGTTGTCCATCGGCATGAGTCTAAGGATAAGACAGCGGTGGGGTTTGTCTGTAGGGACTACACACACGCTTTTCTGACGATGGACCGAGACTTAAACCCAACTAGCCTCTCCCGGCCCTTCCGCTTCTTTGGTAAGGGCGTGGAGTTCTGTTCGGGGATTGACTGGCATGGAGATGATTTATGCCTCTCCTTCGGCGTCCACGATAGATCGGGATATTTACTTTGGGTTGGTTCAAACGATTTAGAGAGTTTTCTCCAATCTTCGTGGAAACCGGCACCTTTAGGGGTGACGGCGTTGAGCGAGCTTTAGAAGACTTCGACATCGTTTACTCCGTCGAAGCGGACCCTGTTTTATATAAGTACGCTTTGGGGAGATTTGAGGACAACCCTAGAGTTTGTCTGATTCATGGGGATTCAGGGGAGTTCCTTGAAGAACTCTGGATACCTCAACCAGTCGTCTTTTACCTAGACGCTCACTGGTACGGAAAGGGAGACGAAACTCCCCTTCCGCTTTTGAGAGAGCTTGAAGCCATTGCTTCGCGTCCATTTAAGGACGTAGTAATCATTGATGACATGCGCCTCATGGGCGCTAAGACCGTCTCCGGTGGATGCGGTGACTGGCCTTTGACTGAATACAACTGGGTAGATGTAACCAAGGAGAAGATCCTTGAGACCTGCCCTGGTGAGTCAGAGATGGCTGAAGACATCGACCGCCTGATTATCTACAGGAACACGAGAACTTGATGGAATACGCCGACACGGAAGTCGAGGCTGAAGAAGGGGGCATGGAAGCCCCCGACCTTTCAGAACTAAAGAGCCATGTTCTCGGTTACTCCCGTGAGGCGGAGACTTGGATTGATTCTGACATCGCCCCTGTCCGTGAGTTAGCTACTAGGTATTACAAGGGCGAGAAGTTCGGCAACGAGGAAGAAGGCAAGAGCCAGATCGTCCTCACGGAAGTAAGGGATTCGGTTCTCTCCCTTCTCCCGCACATCATGCGGGTGTTCTTCTCGGGGACGAAAGCAGTGGAGTTCATGCCCACTGGCCCTGAAGACATTGAGACCGCCGAACAGGCTACTGATTACATCAACCACATCGTCCAAAAGGACAATGATGGTTTCGGTGTTTGTTACGCCGCGTTCAAGGATGCGCTAGTCCGTAAGACCGGCATCATCAAGTGGTGGTGGGACGAGTCGTGGGTTGTTACATCCCACGAGTTCTCCGGCCTCTCTGAGCAGGCGCTTGTTGCCCTCCTGAACGAGCAGGGGGTCGAGCCGGTAGAGATTGAGCAGGGCGTCGATTCGATGGGCGCTCCTGTCTTTGATGTCACAATTCGCCGGAAGAAGAAGAAGCAGAGGGCGTGTATCTCCGCTCTGCCTCCCGAGGAGTTCTTGGTAGACAAGAACGCCCGGAGTATTGACGATGCGGAGTATGTAGAACATCGGTCCGAAAAGACTCCCTCTGACCTCATCGCTATGGGGTACGACCGGGAGCTTATCGAGGGCTTAGGTTCCGCTCCGGCTGACCTACAGTTCAATGTCGAAAGACTTGCTCGTAACCCCGCATCCAACTACGTCGGGCACAACGTCAAGCGGATCATGTACCGCGAGGCGTGGACGAAGTTCGATATGGACGGGGATGGCATTGCAGAACTCTTGAAGGTCTGCGTAGCTAATAACGAATTGATCCACTGGGAACCCACGGATGAGGTTCCCTTTGCGACGTTCTGCCCCGATCCAGAACCACATACCTTCTTCGGTCTCTCTGAGGCCGATAAGGTCATGGACCTCCAGCTAATCAAGTCAACCATGATGCGGTTGACCTTGGATTCAGCGACTCAATCCATCCACAACAGGACGTGGGCGGTTGAGGGTCAGGTGAACATGGCCGATGTCCTCAACAAAGAGATGGGCGCGGTCATCAGAACCCGCGCTCCGGGGATGATTGGCGAACTCGGTGGAGAGTTCATTGGCAACCAGATGCTCCCATTGATGGGGTATATGGATGCGATCAAAGAATCTCGTACGGGTCAAAGTAAGGCGTCTCAGGGGCTTGACGCTGACGCGCTGCAATCCACCACTCGTGCTGCTGTTAGTGCAACAGTTTCCGCTGCGGCGGCTCGGCAGGAGTTGGTGGCGAGGATATTCGCTGAGACAGGGATGAAGCGGCTCTTTAAGGGGCTTCTCCGTTTGGTCTCACGCCATCAGGACGCCCCTAGAGTCGTCCGTCTCCGTAACGAGTGGATTCCAATGGACCCTCGTTCGTGGGACGCCGAGATGGACGTTACGGTGAATGTTGCGATTGGAGCGGGGACGAACGAAGACAGGATGGGGTTCCTGGGGATGATTTCTGCCAAGCAGGAACAGATCCTCCAGTTGGCCGGAATGGACAATCCTTTGGTCAACCCGATCAATCTCTACAACACGTATTCCAAGATGCTGGAACTCCAGGGGTGGAAAGACCCGAATACGTTCTTCACCGACCCTAGAAGTTGGGAGCCGCCTCCGCCTCAGCCCGATCCTGCTCAAATGCTGGCTCAGTTGGAGATGGAGAAGATCAGAACGGAGATGGCGACGAAGGCCGAAGACCTTCGCATCAAGAGAGAGCAGGTCATGCTTGAACAAGACTTCAAGCGCGACCAACTAGACGCTGACATCATCTTGAAGTCGAAAGAACTTGAGATGAAGTACAACGAAGCCGTTGATGTGGCGACCATCA